TATTTCACAAGAAAACAAGCCTTTAACTAATAGACAAGTTTATAATAAACTTTCAACTGTTAGAGCTAGAGTGTTATCACAAGAGTATAATAAACAAAGAACTCTTGTTGATGAATGTTATCAAATGTTACCTATGGCATTGATAAATGTTGGTTATATTTTTGATACTAATACAAGAGTGCTTAAATCTCAAAATAGAATACCTGCTATAGTAACAGGTAAAGACGGATATCTTATTCAATCTGTTACAAACATCAATGCTAGCTTAGAGATTTATCCTATTAATCAAGAAGAAGCTAAATATGTACAATATAATAGATATACAGGAAAGAGTCTATATTACTATTTTGCCGATAGTTTTTTGTATGTCAAGAATAGCGATAGTCTTAAACAAGTAATTGTAAATGGTGTATTTCTTAATCCATTAGATCTACCCGACGATCTACCAAACTTTTTAGATAGAAAGTTTCCTGTAAACTCATCTTTGATAGATAGTATTGTAACGTTAACTATTGAAGAACTATTGTCAGTACCTCCTAAACAACAATCTAACCAACAACAACATGCTTCTAATGAAGACCCTTCCTGATATATATCAACATTACAGGAAGAACGTTAATAAAGATTTGAAAGTAGATAGAAGAATCTATTATAAAGTTGTAGACCTATATTTACTATTCTTTGTTGAAGCATTGTATTCTGGAGTTAGAGTTTCTATACCAATGATGTTAGGAAGCTTTATTTATAAAGGTAGGAAAAGAGAAGTAACTCTTGATGAAAATGGTAAAATTACAGGTGTACCTACTGATTGGGGTAGTACTTTAAAGTTATGGAGAGAAAATGAAAATGCTGCAAAAAATAAACAGTTAGTATATCATTTTAACGATCATACTGATGGTCATGTTTATACACTAAGATGGAGTTATAAAATGTCACAAGGTAGATACAAGCTTTTGTATTGTTTTTCTCCATGTAGAATGGTTAAAAGAACTTTTGCAAAATTAATCAAACAAGGTAAAGAGTATGAAACAGACATCACTAAAGCTTAATGTTGCTAAAGCTTTAAAAAAGAAAGAACCTGAAGTAACTGTTAATATAAGAAAAGAAGACGGTAAAGGTAATTCTGATACTGTAAGAGTAAGAGAAATTAGTAATGGGTTTATTTTAACGAAAGAAAGTTGTGGTGATGATTGTGGATATGAAAGTGTGGAAACATATTATAGAGATAATCCATTATTAATACCAACAGAAACACTTGCTGCAATTTTTGAAGACGAAGATGAATCATGATATCATCGTATGCTATAATAGGGAAGATAGTAAGAGACTATGGAGATAGAGAAGATGAAGGTACTCTTATTGAATGGATTGGTGAAGCTATAGAATTAATAGGTATTAATGAATCTTGGTGTCAGAAGACTACAGACCTTATCAATCTTAGCAACTTTCAGTGTAGAATTCCTATACATTGTAGAAGTATTATTCAGATTGTAAAAAATAACAGTTACTCTACACCAGAGTTATCTGATAACAACGCATCTATTGATGCTATTTCTATTACCACTGATGCACCAGTACCTATTGATGAACTCGGTAGACCACTTACAGGATATGATGTAGCATATTATAGACCTTATTTTGATCTTGTATATGAATATCAGTTTTGGTACAAATCTCCAGGAGCAAGAGATCAGTCTAAGTTTGGAATAGTACAAAAGTCTAGTGAAAGCTTCTTTGATAGTCAAGTATATAAAGAAACTGCTGACTATCAAGGTAGTGTTTATCAGTATAATCTTAACAACCCTGAGTATTCTATTGCAGTAGCAGCTAAGATGTTAAGGTTCAGTTTTGAAAAAGGTCAAATTTTTATATCTTATCTAAAGCAGATAACTGATGATGATGGGTTTCCGATGATACCAGATGAACAAAGTTATGCTGAAGCACTGGTTAGTTATGTAATGTACAGAAGAACAAAGAAAGATTATTATAAACATGGTCAGGGTTCAGAAAATAGGCTGGTAACAGCAAAAGATGATTGGTTAACATATTGCTCACAAGCAAAAAACTATTCATTCATGCCCAAGTCTGTTGATGATATGGAGAAACTAAAGAGGAATAACGGATTGGTTCATCGTAATAGATACAAACAGTTTTTTAAATAGACAACTATGAGTACACAATTAAAACTTAGGGGTGGTATAGCAACAGCTTGTGATCAGTTTATAGGTACTTCAAAAGAATTGATCGTAGATACTACTAATTGGAATTTAAGACTTCACGATGGTGTAACTCTTGGTGGTCATATAGTTGGTAGTGGTACTGGTGGTGATGGTGGAGGTGGTGGTAATGTTGTCACTTATATGTGGATCAAATATGCAGACTCTCCTACTACTGGAATGTCTGATAGTCCTGCTGGCAAAACATATATAGGTCTTGCTTTTAATAAAACAACAGCTATAGAATCTACAAACTATGCTGACTATAATTGGAGCTTGATAGGAACTGTTATTACTAATCCAGATAGTACTTATACTTGGGTTGCTTATGCTATTAGTCCAGATGGTACGTCAGGATTTTCATTTAGTCCTGTAGGAGCTACTTATATTGGTTTAGCATATAATCAAACAAGTTCTACTGCTTCTACAGACCCTACTAAATATTCTTGGAGTCCTATAGGCAGTACTATTATTAATAATACATACATTAGTTATGGTATACCTACAGTAACTTCTTTACCAGCTACTGGCACAGAAGGACAAATGGTTATTTACAATGGTGAAATGTATGTATGGCATAACAATGCTTGGATAACAGTAAAAGCATGGATTACACCAGATACTCCTACTGGTATTGAGATTGTATATACTCTTCCTATTACTGGTATAGAAGGTCAGATAGTTTTTTTGTCTAGTATTGCTATAGGTGGTAATAAACTTTATAGATGGACTAATGGTACTTGGGTTGCTGTAGCTATGTCAATAGACAATACTGCTATTGTTGCTGACGCTTCTATAACAATAGCTAAGTTTGCACAAGGTATTACACCTATTGAAATTGTAGGAACTCTTCCTTCTATTAGAAATTTTGAAGGTAGGATTGTATACTATACTGTTGATAATTTATTGCATAGATATACAGGTAGTGCTTGGACTACCTCTATTAATGCTGCTGACATTACAGGTACTATCACAAGTACTCAGATTGGTACTAATCAAATTGCCACTGGTCATTTACAAACTAATTCTATTACTTCGGCACAACTTGCTGCTGGTAGTATTATAGCAGGTAAAATTGCTGCTGGTGCTATTAGTACAACTGAACTAGCTGCTGGAGCTGTACATGCTAATAATTTGTATGCTGGCTGTGTTACTGCTGATAAGATAGCTGCTAGTTCTATTACAGCTAATAAGATTGCTGCTGGTAGTATTACTGCTGCTTGTTTAGCTACAGATGCTTTAATTGCGGGTACTATTCAAGCAGGAAGTATAGGTACAACACAACTTGCCGCAAATGCAGTAACGGCACAAAAACTTGCTGCTAATTCTGTATATGCTGGTGCTATACAAGCAGGTGCGATCACTGCCGCTAGCATAGGCGTTAATGATCTTAGTTCGATCAATACTAATACTGGTACTTTAACTGTAGGTAATGCTAGTGGTACTGGATATATAATAGCTGGTAGTGCTGCCATTAGTGGTACTACTATGTCTGGTATAGGTGCTTCTTTTAAACAATTTGGTAATTTTTGTATAGGTAATTCTACTACTAATATTACATTTCCTGGAGATAAGTTGTATCTTAATGGAAATATTGTATCTACTGGGAATATACAAGATAATGCTGTTTCTAGTAGTACTTATAGTGCTTTTAGTGATGTTAGTGTTTCATGTAATAATGGGTCTCAGTGGGGTGATTGGGTAAATGTTATCAACCAAGTAATTACTGTAACTTCAGGAGGTTCTTTTACAGCAACTGTAAATATGGTAATTGATGGTTTAAATTCTCCTAATGCTACAGTACAGTTTTGGATTAGACTTGGTTCTAATGTGAATGGAGGAAATCGACAAGTATTTGGTTATAAACTGACAGGTTCAGGTATTGATATGTATTATAAAGCTCCTGTTTCTTTGAGTATTACAGGAACAGGTAATGATACTATTCAAGTGTATGCACAAGCAGGTTCTGACGATTCAATGACAGGTGGAGTTAATAGTTGGGGTTATACACTTACTGATTATATAAGAAATATTACATTAACAGTAACAGGGATGAAAAAGTAATGATAAATTATATAGTATATAATAATATTACAGGAGCTATTGAACATTGTGGTAATTGTGAAAGTACAACACATGTACATCTTAAACAAGATGAAAGTTTGATATGTGGCATTGCTGATACAAATAATGATTATATAATTGATGGTGCTGTTTTACATTTATCAAATGCTGAGAAAGCTGAAAAAGATAATATACGTTATGGTTATGTTTGGGATAAACATAGTAGAACTTCTAAAAAAATAGTTAGTGACAAAGAGATTAATGACTATAATATTGTGACAACAAGAAGAAAAAGAGATTCGTTATTAACCTCAGATGTAGATTCTATTAGTTCTGTAAGATGGAATAGTATGTCAACAGAACAACAGAATGCTTGGGTTGTTTATAGACAATTGTTACTAGATATACCTCAACAAGAAGGATTTCCTGATTCTATAATTTGGCCTATAAAACCATAATGATAAAACAAGAAATACAATCGTTTTATAAAGGATTGAATACCGATATCAATCCTTTAGCTCAACCAGAAGGTACTTATAGGTATGCTCTTAACAGTATCATATCTACTGATAACAATATGACTTTTGGTAGTGAGAGTTCTAACACTCTTATGTCAACAATTCCATATGGCTATAGCGTAATAGGTGATATTTACATAGAGGATGATTCTACTGTGCTGTTTTTACGTTCTTCTGACAATAGTGAAATTGGTATTATTGACAAGAATCATAAGTATACTACTTTAATAAATTGTAAAGAACTTAATTTTTCAAAAGCTAATAGCATACGTGGTACATATAGAGCTAAAATTAACAATGTTAGAAATATATACTGGGTAGATGGCATTAATCCTCCTAGATGTATGGATATTAATAACATTGATAAGTACTTAGCTACTGATTATCTTATACATATGGCTAGTCCTGTAGGAAATCGTAATAGTCTCTTATCTAATGCTATTGCCAGTTTTGTAAAGACTCATGATGTTAGTGGTTCTAGCATATCTGCAAAAGTTACTTTAGTGTATGCTGAGATATTTAAACGAACTTATGATATTACAGAAATTAATTGGTGGGTTAATAATTCTATATTTACAGATTATGCTTCTTTAATATATGCAATATTATCAGGAGCTACTGGTATTGATATAGCTGCTGTTACTAGATTTATTAATTCAAATGTTGGTAATAGTAATATAGCAGCAGGTGTTAGTAAATGGGATATGGATAAGTTGAAGCTTATCAAATCATATAATAAGATTCCTAACTTTGATGGTGTGAAGATACTTGAGAACGGAAATATTAAACCAGGTAGTTATTCATTTGCGTTACAATATTTAGATAGCAACTTAAATACTACTAATTGGATCACTACTAGTAATTCTGTCAACATCTATAATGATCTTCTTAATAATCAATATTCTAAGATTAGAGGTAGTAGAAATATAAGTTCTGCGTTAGAGACTTATGGCCCTACTAATAAGGCTATTGAGATTGTGTTATCTAACTTCGATCTTGATTACCCTTACTATAGAATAGCAGTTATTCAAAGTAATGCTATGACAGGTGTTCCTAACAATGTTCTTATTGATGAAATACGTTCTACAAACGAATCTGTTTATATTTATACAGGTAATGATACTTCTCTAACTACTGGTAATCTTGGTGATATTGCTATCAACAAAGAGACAATAGAATCTGCAAAATGTATCGAACAATTAGAAAATAGATTATTGATTGCTAATGGTTCAGGAAAAGATGTTAACTATTGTGAATTCCAAAAATATGCTAGTAAGATAAGTTCACACCTTACTATTAAACAAATATATCTCAATACTCTGTCTGGTGATGGTAATCCAAAAGACCCAACCTCTACGTTTAATAGTGTAGGTTATATGCCAGGTGAAGTATACTCTTTTGGTATTGTTTATATATTCAATGATGGTACTGAAAGTCCTGTGTTTCATATTCCAGGTCGTAATAAGAATGATGTTAGACCTTTGATCATTTGGGGTAATAGTGAAACATTCAATGATAACTTAGATTATTATGAGAATGTAGATTCGTATTATCCTGAAATACATACTGACTCACCTGATTATTGGGGTAAAGATTTTTATGGTGAACAGTTAGTTACTATGAACAAAAGGTTTCATAAGTTTCCTACTAGAAATGCTAGAAATATACCATTATATTCAAAAGATGTAGAAGCTATTAATCTTTGTACTTATAAGTTGGTGTGTACAATAACTGCTAATGGTTCTTCTGCTTATCCTTTGAATAGATTTACAGGAGAACCATTATTGATAAATGCTATTATTCAATATCAGACAGAAGGTTCTTCTACATCTAATGAGTTCTCAGTTATTGTAAATAGTAGTATTATTAACAACCCTATTGTTTTTGAAGTATATAATGATACTACACCTCTTGTCCATATTACAAATTCTAATGATAGTTATGGTCATATCACAGGTGATATTGTAGAGTATTCTTCTATATTTAATATTCATTTTGATTATGTACCTATTTTGGAAGAGGTTCTTAATCCTGTATACTATACTAATATTTATGGTATTAATTTTCAAAATGTTGAAGCACCAGACCCTAGAATTGTAGGGTATTATATTGTTAGAAACAAGAAGGAAGATTATGATAGATGTGTTGTTGATAGTGCTATTTTTGGTAATACAGTAACTCAGACTTTTGGTGCTGTTACATATAATGTTTTTAATAAATGGACTTCGGTAGTTGATGGTGAAACTATAAAGTCTGATAATACTTTAGATGCTTCTGGTTCTGTAAGAGATATTAGTAACGATACTTTATATTTTTATAGTCCTGAATATCAATTTTCAAGTAAACAATTAACTTTTGATCATATAGATATCTATGGTGTTCTTGATACTAGTAGAAAAATGACTTCTATTAATGGTGGTCAACCTTCTGATACTGGTAACTATAATCAAAGAGATTATAGTGTAGTCATCAAAGATGCTATGGCAGGCACTTCTTTTAATCCTGCTGTATATAAAGGTTCTGACAATAACGGTTTTACTCTGTTGATAGGTTATAGAAATATCAATCCTGATATTTCTATAGCTCCTGTTATAACATGGTCTTATGATGATGTTGGAAATTCTACTATAGAACAAATCATGTATGTTAATGCCGCAGATAATAGAGTGTATAACGGTGTTACTTACTATAATGCTTGTCAGGATAATAAAATAGGTATTATAAAGTTTAATAGTTCTCATCCTTTGTTTACTATGGAAAACAAAGCTACTTTTTTTGGAAATGATCCTGAACATAGACCTATATACTATGGTGCTTTAATAAAGACTAATGGTAGTTCTTATTCTAATTTCATGAATAGAAACTATTTCAAAGAGCATAACAATCCTATCTATTTTAAACCTAATGGAGTTGGTAATACTTTAAATATATTTAATGGTGATTGTTATGTTTCTCCTTTAACTCCTATTGCTTCTTCTTATTATGGAATGGTAATGGCCAATAGGCAAAAGAAAGATAGTACAAGTTCTATTCTAGCAGGTGTAGGTTTAGCTATTCTTGGTATAGCTGCTATAGTATTAACTGGAGGTATTGCTACTCCTGCAATTTTAGGTACGGGATTGGGTGCTACTGTAGGTTTGGCCGCAGGTCTTATGGCTATTAATGCTGGTGTATCAATGATATCTTCTGGTATAGCTTTGCAGAATTTGCAAAGTATGATAGCTACTGATTATCCTTTTGGTCTACAGTCTACTATATGTGATCTTAATATGAGTGAGTCTGCTTCATCAGATAATCTTTATGGTTGTGGATTAAGAGGTGGAGTATCTGCAACGGATGATGCTGTTGTAGTATTCTCTGATAGATTAACTAATGTATTCTTTGAAAGTTGTATAAATACTTCTCTTAGGACAGGTCTTACAAACAGTGATCCTGATTTCATAAACTCTATGAATCCTGTAAGAAATACTTTTGATTTAAGTTTTGCAAATGTTGCAGGAACTACAGTTGATCTTGATGGCTATGATGACGCTGAATTTAGAAACTATCTTACAGCTAAGTGGAGCATTATAGATTCTCAGAACCAAGATGGTAGGTTATATAGAGGTTATGCAGCTTCTGAATGGTATGATATTAATCCTGATTTTAGTAGAGCTAATAGAGAAAAGTTATTTATACATCTTCCTATTAATTATATACCTTCTATTTCAGGTGTTATTCAATATCCTAATAGAATATGGTGGTCACAAGAAAGTTCTCAGGATGAGATTATAGATACCTATCAAGCTTTTTTATCTAACAACTATATTGATATTGAACAAGAGACTGGTGAAATTACTAATCTGTTCAGAATTAGTTCTATTACTATGTATAGAGCTATTGATAATCTTTATATTCAAACAAGAGGTTGTATTTATAAGAAATGGAAGAACTTTCAAGAGCAGGTTCAGAATACCGATATGACTACTATGATAGGTACAGGAGCCTTCTTTGATCTTCCTCCTATAAAAGTTCACAACAGTGCTTGTGGTTTGAAATATTCTACAGGTACTTGTAAGATTGATTTAGGTTGGTTGTTTGTTGATAATCTTAATAAAGCTGTATTCTTATTTGACGGTGAGAAAGTTAGCAATATATCTAAGAACGGTATGGATGGTTTCTTTATTGAAGGCTTGGTTGAGCATATGGTGAAGCAGTTGTTAACTGTTGGATATGATATTAGTGATGTCAATATTAATGGTATTAATATTATAACAGCTTTTGATAAAAACAACAGTAGAGTTCTTATTACTAAGACTGATTTTGAGTTTATTGATGCTAGTAATTTTGGAGGTATCTACAATAGTAGCAAGACTGATTATACTACAAATAAGATCATTATCAGGGATGGAGAATTTCAGAGAGTTGGAGCTACCACCAAAACAAAAATAGCAAATGTTTCATTGGTAAATGCTTCTGCTTCAGGTGGTTGGATTATTAACGGTGATGGTTCTTGTAACCATACAGGTAATGTAAATTCTAGCATAAGAATAACAATATCTAATCTAGAAGTTGGTAAAACCTATATAGTTACTTATAATGTAAGTGCTGTAACAAGTGTAGCAAGTGTTCAGGCTTCGTTAGAAAATAACTTTGGTAGAAAAGTGACTGCCGTAGCTTCCAACACTGATAATTTTTCCTTTGGTGGTAGTTCAAATACTATAGTGTTTAATGGAATCGGTAATTTCACCATTTCAAATCTCGTCATAGAAGAATATTCACTTAACTCTACATTAGTATCACTCAATGACAACACTGTATTTATCAATAAGTCATTTACCATATCGTATAATTTAAAGTTAAATACTTGGATAAGTTTTCATAGCTATTTACCTATTGCATATGTATGTACTCCTAATAATACATACTCGTTTACTAACGATGCTGTTGTAGAACTTATCAAACTTGATTATGGTTCATTATCTGATGGAGCAACTATATTTGAAGATTATGGAAACATAACAGAAATCGCAACTATATTCAAAGACTATGGTGACTTAAGCAACGGTGCAGCTAATAATGGAATATACAAACATGGTACTTTAGAGAACTACTGTACATATTATAACGTCATATATCCATTCATCATAGAAGCTGTAGCTAACAAGAATGTTTTAGAGAATAAGTTATGGAATAACTTAGAAATAGTTGCAGACTCTAGAAGATATGATAATGTAAATAAAGAATTTTATTCATGTAGACATATGTTTGATAAAGCTGTAGTCTATAATGGAAGACAGTCTACAGGTCTAGTTACTATAAATACTGGTACAGGATTTAATAGATTACAAAAACTTGGTGAAGTTGTTGCCTCTCAGAAAGAAGGTGTCTGGAGAATTAATAATATAAGAGATTGTGTTATTAGCAGTAACATGTCTATATTTACAAAAGATTGGAACAGTATAAAAACAACATATCCTATCGACAAAGTTGTTAACAGTAGTGCTACTAGTTTCAATAAACCTTGGAGTTCTCTTGAACGATTCAGAGATAGATATGTTATAGCTAGATTGATTGATTCAAATGAAGATAATACTATTAATACTGTTGTTCATTTCATAACCGAAGAAAGCGGTGCATCTATAAGATAATATGGCAAAGAAATTAGTCAATACTGTTAAAAGTATGAAGTGTGGTGGTACTGTTAAGAAACTTAAAATTGGTGGTACTGTACCAATTACTAATCCTGTTGATACTCAGAATCCTGATGTACAGAATATGCAACAACAGGAAGTGCCTCCTATGCAGAGTAATTCTAATGAACAGTTGCAAGTTCCTCAAGCACAAGGTGGTCAAACTCCAAATGTTAACGCTGAAGGTGGTGAAGTGGTACAGACACCAGATGGTCAGTCTCAAGAATTAAATGGCCCCAGCCATGAGGATGGTGGTATAGACTTGGCTTTACCAGAAGGTTCCCATGTTTTTTCTGATACGCTTGGTGTAAAAGATGAGAAAGGTGATTTCAAGACTTTGGCAGAAAGGAAGTTGGAAAGAAGTGCAAAAATCAATCGTATAGCGAAGTATGTAGATAAACATCAAGATCCTTTTGCTAAGAATACAGTATTGAGAACTGTAGGTAACTTACATAAAGAAGAACAGTCTGATCTAAGACTACAAGATGGTTATAACAAGTATTCAGGTACTGGCGAATATGCTAATGATGGTAAAGTTACAGCAGCAGATGGTATTACTGACTTTAGTGGAGGAGGTATGCCTGCTGGTACAATGTTAGGTTTAGCTAGTCAATTAACAGGTGGTATTGGTAATATCATAAATGCTAACAACTATACTGCTAATAGACCTCAAATGCAGAATCCTTTTAAGGACTATGGTTTAAATGCTTTAAGTAAGTTAAATAGTTTAAACTATAATGTTGATCGTATTAAACAGAATAATATCAACATGATTGATAGAGTTCTACAGCAGAAGAACAATGATATGAATGCTCATATTACTGATGCTGGTGGAAGTATAAATCTACAAAGAGCACAAAGAGCTAATGCTTATAATGGTATGACTGACGCCTATGCAAATGCTTACTCTAAAAGTAATACTGAAGCTGATGGTCAGAAGTTAGGAATTGGTGAAAAGATGGCTGCTCTATCTGCTGAAAGAGATAAGATGGTTGGTACTGGATATGAATCACAGTATAAAGATCAGATTGCAGGATATGATGAAGGTTTCAATGCTAGATCAAAAAACATTAGTGATATGTCAGCAGGTATTTCAAATATAGGTACTCAGATGAATAAGAACTTGTTTAACAACAGGTATCTAGCGATAGAAAGTGAAAGATGGAAACATAATGCTAATCCTCCAGACGTAAGTAATAATCCTTATGGTGCAGGTATATTAGCACCAAATTTTACTTCTTTAGATAGTGAATATAATACTTATTAATAATGAGCTTCTACAACTTTCAATCGGCAGGTTTAAAACAGGATGATGGTTCTGTTCAAGATGTAGACCTTAACAATCTTACACCTGATGTAGATGCTATGTTAGGTGGTTTGTTTAAAGATAAAAATGTAGAAAAGCAATCTACTGATGACCCATTACTTGAACAAGTTAGCAAAGCTAAAGTATTCCAACCACAACCTGAAGTACAAAATAAGATACCTCAAGCACCTACAAGTTTGCTACCAGATATGCAGCACAGCTTAGGTGGTAAAATAGATAGACAACTTGGTACTACGGGAGTTAATAAACAGTATAACAATATACTCGATCTTATTAGTGAAAAAGAATCACATAATAACTTTAATATTATACAAGGCGGTAAAGAAGATAAAAGTTTAACATCTTCTACAATTTTACAACTTTCTAATAAATATCAGTCTAAAGCTCTTGGAGGTTATCAAATACAAATGCCTACTGCTATAGGAGCTTTAGAAAAAGTTGGTATTAACCCTTCCACTTTTAAGTTTGATTATGCTGGTCAAAAATATATTGCTAACTTACTACTTAAGAATAGAATTGGTAAACAAACAGACCCAGAAAAGATAGCTTATAGTTTATCTAAAGAATGGGCAGTGTTACCTAAAGATGCAGGTGGTAAATCTTACTATGAAGGTATTCAAGGGAACAAAGCTCTTACTGATTGGGCTACAGTTATTAACACACTAAAAAGAACATCATAATGGCATTTCAAGTAACAGGTATACAGACACCAAATTTTGGAGAGACACTTCCTATGGAAGCTCTTGAAAATTTACATAAGACTCAGGATGCTAATATTAAAGAGAATAGAGGTGCTTTAGGAATGATGATGGCAATGAGAGCTAAAGTAGAAGATATTACAGACCCTACCGAGAAAGCTAAGGCTATGGAAAAGCTTAAACCTTATACAGATCAGATAGAGAACTTAACTAATGCTGTAAACACAGACCCAAGATCGTTTTCTCAAATGGGCGATCAGTTATCAAGGGTAGGTATGGGATTAGCTAACGAGTTTACGGGAGGTGATGTAGGTAAGACTATAAATTTCTTTAATGATATAAAGATCAGAAAGCAGCACTTTCTAGATCAAGGTGGTTCTCAATCAGAAGCCGATGATATATATAGTACTCAGAATCCTAATATACAAAAGCAGTTGGAGAATATGCGTAGTAGCAAACCTTACAATGCACCTACAGGTATTACACCCAAAGAAGAAATTAGTGCTTATCAGTTGATGAAAGAAGGGCTACCAGGACTTATGAGAAGTCAACATGGTGACGGTGACTATGTTGTTCAGGCTGACGGTAAGACTGTAAAGAACATGACTACTAACATCGTCTATGATCTTCCAGACCAAGAGTTTCTATTTAAAAACTTAGTAAGAAATAATCCTCAATGGGTTGCACAACAGAAGAATAAAGCTCAGTATAGTTCTACATATAATAAACCTTTCACTATTAATAGTAAGACGGGTGATAAAGAGTATATAGACAAGAATGGTAATACTACAACTAATGAAGCAGAAGCTATTAATGCAGGTGAAGTAGATATTCATAATAGTTGGAAAACACTTGCAGGACTTCAGTTAGCAGGAGCAAGTAACACTTCCAGCATAGCACTTCCTCCAAAAGTAGGTGGTAAAGCTGAACCAGTAGAGGAATTGTTTAACGCTACTACAGGTGCTCCTAAGAGTAATACACCTGTAACAACACCAGAACAATTAACAAGTGCTGTTAGCAGTAATGCTGATGAAGTTAAAGCTATTGATGCTCAAATTAGAAAGTTAGATGCTAATCATAATGCTGACCCTAGCATCAGACAGGAGTTAGTGGATAGACGTGATGCGAAATATCAAGATTATAAAAATGCTAATGTTGAAGAAGATGATAAGTCTACACATGCTCTTAACAGTTTACATCCAGACAAGATTGCGCTTCTAAAGAAATATGTAGAAAATGGTGCATATCCTGAACAACCTAAAGATTTATTTTATAAAACTATACATATGACTGGTTCATATTCAGAACAAACAGATAAAGATTTAAAAGAATTAGCAGACTATAAACAAGCACGCGAAGAGTATATTAAAGAAAGAAAACGTATTACTGAACAATGGTATCCAGCAAATGAAACTAGTGTTGTTAGTAGTCGTAAAGGTTGGAGTCTTAGTACTGGAGATTCAGTTCAAGCAAATGAAGCTTTAAAAAGAGCTATTGATGTAGATCCTAGTGATAAAAATGTTATTGTAAAAGATAGTAAAGGTGTTGTGATAGAACATGATGCTGCTATGACTTTGTTAAATAGTGAAAAGAATACTAAAGCTTTTAAAAATGTTAGCATAGTACCTACTGATAACAATAATCATGAGATTAAGATTAATGCTTTTGTTGGTGGTAAGAATGTTACTATAGAAATTAAAAATGATCAAGCAAAAACACAATTACTAAACCATTTTGCTACTGGTGGTTATGACACTAATACTAAATTAATAGGTAGCTTAGGAGATCCTATAAGTAAAAGAGTACTTACAGAGTTATCAAAAACTAAACCTTCTCTTGATAGCAGTAAAGGTACAGGTGCTGTTAGGAACTTTACTGTACCTTCTGGTATAGGTAGTAGTGCTTTCAGCATAACTACTAGAAGAGCTAATAATGGTACTGTTAATATGGTTGTTACAGACCCTGAAGGTGTTGCACATCAAGAAATTATAGATAAGAATAAATATGGTGATCAAGTTGATCTATATGCAAATTATTTTGTGCAACTAACAAGAAAGGCTTATCTTATTGAAAAGGGTGTCATAAAAGCAGATAAACTACAACCTAATGCCGATTTCAGTACTCCTGTATCTGATGAAGGTATATAAAAACAACAACATCTATGGCTGATAATAATAAGATTATGCTCTACGGTAAACCTGTAGACTTTTCTCTAAATACAAATGTTAGTGTTGGTAACATATCTCTTCCTGGTGATTATGCTAGAATAGATCAAGAGAAACGTTCAGGTGTTGATCTACAAGATGAGAATGCTATGTACAACACTATGCAGCAGAATCAGTCATATACTGAACAGGTTGCTAGAGCTGGTACTAACTTCTTAGTTCAAGGTATTGGTATGGGTGTTATGATGTTTGGTGCTAATGATCCTAGACAGTTGGTGAATGCCATAAGTGATACAGAACGTCCTTATAGTAATGCTATTATGGATTGGTCTAAACAGTTTATGGATGAAAACCAAAAACCTGTATATCAGAAAGATAAAGAAACTACTTTTGGTAGTCTTACAGACCCTTCGTGGTGGTTAAATAGATTCTCAGAACTTGGTTCTACTGCTGGTATAGCTGTCGAAACTATGGGTGAGACTGCTATTATAAGTGCTCTTACAGGTGGTTTAGGTACTGAAGGTATGTTAGTTAATGCAGCAAAGAAAGTTGCTTCTATTGAGAAAGCTGCATCAATGAGTATGCATATTGCAGCAGCTCAAAGAATCGCTTCTACTGGTACTTTTATGTATGGTGGTCTTAAAGAAGCATTAACAGAAAGTAATGATACTTACATGACTGTTTACAAAGATCAATTAGAAAAAGGTGTACCAGATGAACAAGCAAAGTATGCAGCAGCTAGAGGAGCTGCTTTAGTATTCAAAGGTAATGCTATCTATAAGATGATCACAGGAGCATTAGAAGCACAGGCTTTAACATATAGTCCAATTAAAGGTCTGCATGAAGGTGGAGGCATTGTTGATAACGTACTTGAAAGAATACCTAGTCATATGCTTCGTCATACAGCAGTTTTAGGTTTGGAAGCTGCATCTGAAGGTTCGGAAGAAGGTATACAGTATATTCTACAAGAAGAAGGTAAACATCTTGCTGATAGGATGTCAGGTTTTGGTGATGATTCACAATTTGGTGATAGAATGAATCATTATATCAAGCAGACTGAGTTTATCAATAGTGTATTTGTTGGAGCATTGGGAGGTGTTGTTGGTGGTGCTATAGAGCATCCTATTTTAAAAAAGATATTAGGTAGAGATCAGAATCCTTTTGAAAGTCTACATGAAGAACAATCTAAGATGGCTAATGGTGTAACTCTCAATAAGATTAATGAGATTGGTATGGCTATACATGATGACAACATCATTTTAGCAAATGCTCTTAGAAGAGATATGTCTAACGATAGTGCTTTGTCTAAACTACATCTTGATAGTATTGCTGATAAAGGTACATCATTATATGATGATCATGTTAATTTCTTAAAAACTACTCTTAGTGCCGCAGAAAGTTTTTCAAAAGGTGTAGCTAGTGAAGAGCAGAAGAAAGCTCTTGCTACTATGGGTGTTCATGAAAATGATGAAACTAGCAAGAACAGTATTGAGAACATTAAGAATCTGTTTCCAAAACTTATTGCAGATGCTGAAAGAATTAAGACTATATATGGTGAGGAAGCTGAACGTAACAACGGTAATCTTCACATTGTAGCTCCTATAGTTCAAAGAAGGCTTGATCTTGAGAATACAGAAAAAGATTTAGTACAAACTAAAGCTGATATAGTAAAGTATAAAGCCGAAAATCCTGATATAATTTTAGAACATGGTGACCCTGCTATAATTTTTAAAACTTTGGATACAAAGCTTACAGGATTGTTGACTAGAAAAGATGTTCTTGATACTGTGCATGAAGGTGGTTTGATGACTGATGATGAAGCAAAACACAATAGAGAACAGGCAGCAGAAGTAGATAAAAAAATTGAAGAACTTAAACAGCAGAGAAAAGATGCTGTTGACAATCTCTCTGGTGATGAAGCACATGCTGTCAACAGAAAGCTTGATGCTTTTCCTGACGATCCTTCATTAGATAAACTACAAGTAACACAAGAAGCATTGATTGCTAAAAAAGAACAGTTGATACGTGAGATAGCTGATTGGAGAAGCAAAGATTTTCAGAGAAAGAAGATGGAACAGTATCACAAGAATGTTGTGAAACAAGCTAAAACTGTTAAGGAAGCAGAAGAAGTTGGTAAAGGTAAAGGTAAAAATGTTGAAAAGGCTGTTGAAGAAAAGACTGATGAACTTAACAAGCCTGCTAAAGTAGAGACCTTAAAGCCTAATAAGCCTGCTACAAAGAATTCGCCTGTTGCAACTTTTGATGCTACCACCAATAAAGAAAAGGTAATTAATACCGAGAAGTTAGCTGTTGTAGCTAAAAATCTTACATCTGTTCAAGATTCCTACATTCATTCAAACAAGGATGTTGTTAGAGTGGCAAGAAAGGTATTTGCAAAAGAAGAGCTTACAGAGCCAGAAAAAAATTTCTATAAAGGTAATAGACAATTTGTAGATAGAGGTGTTAGGATATTACGAGATGCAGGAACTACTTCTGTTGATACACCTATAGAAGATGTACAATTCTCTATGCGAGTGTTGGAAAAGGATGAAGATGGTAATGATTATGTATCAACAGAACATAAACAGATTGCTGAAAAAGCAATCAGACAGTTTATAGACGAAAATAGACTTGGTAAAGCTAGAGAATTTGATCAGAACTTTGTAGATGTAATGAAGGAGAAGTTTGATGCTGATACCGTAAAGAATATGTTCTATGCTTCAGTTTTAGGTTGGAATGAATATGCTGGTAAAAAAAGTAATATTGATAAAAGTTTTAAAACACTATCACTTGATGAAGCTGTAGCATTATTTGATGATAACTTTGGTAATAAAATTGATATTAAAGAAGCTCTTACTGGTGTAGAAGAAAGTATAGAAGCTGCTAAAGCTTCAACTCCTATAGCACCTATAGATATGCCTAATGATGCAGGTATTAAATATGTTAACGATAAAGGATACTCGCAAACATTACCAGGAAGTCTTATTGCTAGAGTTGTAAATTTTAGTACTAATAATCCTATATTTAATGCTGCCACAAGAACGCTTACTTCTTTTTGGAAATCTGTTAATACTATTACAAATTCCAAAGAGATAGATGCTGTAGCATTGGATAACTTTGAAATATATAAAGAAGGTAAAGAACTTGTTGCTAGAGTTCCTGAGAACTTTATGGACATTAGAGCAACCGTTCATTGGAGTAAAGAACTTACTAGCGACCCTGAGTTGTTAAGTACTAACATGGTTATTAAAGGTATTAAAGTTGGTAATAAAACAATTTCTATTAAAGATCAACCTTTATTGTTTAAACATCTTGTTGAAGGTGTACAAGTTGTTGTTGCTGCTAAAACTGAAGGTGGTAAATTTAAAAGGTCTCACAATGATGATCTTCAGAATCGTCAGATCATAACTTTACATTTTCCAGAAGGCTCTGAAGAGTATTGGAATAATATACCTATCAAGATACATGATGATCAAAAAAATTGGAATGCTGCTATAGGTGAAGATGTTGAAATTAGTAAAGATGTAAATACTGCTGTAGGTTTTGTGCATACTGTAAGTTGGCATCATCCTATAAGATATAATAACACTAAAGTTACTGAAGATGATATAGAAAGTGCTAAGAAACAGGTCAGTGATGTTAGAAATATGTTCAAAAATTCTAAAGAAGAACTGCATAACAAGAGTGTTAAGCTTGTCATTACTGATAGTACTAATGGTAACTTTGATGCTGCTCCTAATATTGAGCCTACATTAGTAATGTACGTAAGCCCATTGATAGGTACAGTAGGTAATACTTTAATGGCTATTAAAAGTAGTAAAGGCGATCTTATACTTCCTAATGGTAATTTTGAAAAACTATCATTATCAAGAATAACAAACATTGATGCATTTAGAAAACTTGGTAAACCTGGAAATGGTATGGTACTTTTACTATATCCTCATGGTGTTAACGAGAAGAATGAACAACTATATCATGTATCTAATGTGATGGGTGTTGGGCCTTCTGAAAATGGTATTAAATCTGTAGGTATATTATCAGATTTAAGAAAAAAGACTGTTGAAGGTAATTTTGAAGATGGTACTGATTATGATAAAATCATTACTTCTATTAGACAAGCAATTATCAAGTGTGTAGACCCTAATAATCATGAGGTTATTAATGGTCATAGTATGGAAAAGATTAGTGATCTTTATAAGTATATTAAAAGTTTTGTACAGATACGACAGGGTGGACGATGGGGAAAAGATCAAGTATCAAGAGAAGGTATGTTACTTAATAAGTCTGAAGATTTTTATTACACTGGTCTTAGTCCAGAGAGTCAAGAAGAAAACGCTACTAAAAAAGAAGGAGAAAAGAGTAAAGAAGGTCAAATAGGTATTAAAATGCCTAATGGCACATACTACTATATTGGTAGTGGTACTAGGTTCAATACAGGATTGACAAAAGTGTTAGATCATCTTTGTAAAAATATACTTCCTAATATGAAGCTTGAAAGAGATGTTGAATCTTTCAGGAATAATCTACCAGTAGAATTTATAGATAATGAAGGTAAGAAGTATGTAGGTCATGAGAACTATGTTAAATATTTAGCAACTAAATTATCAACTACAACGGCTGAGTTTAATGTAGGTTCAGAAGAAAATCCCCTATATACACCATTTTTACAGAGGTCAATACAGTTCAGACCTAAAGATCAATTTGATCAGTCTGTTGATGAAGCTGTTAAGGAAGCTATAGAGGATAAGAAAGAGCAAGTTGAAGAACAGTTGAAGAAAAAGCAAGTTGAAGAACCTTCTCCTGTTATAGAGGGTATGTCTGATGACAATGTTGCTTTTGTAAAAAAAGCTATTTCTGATATCTCTAGACTGTTAAACAAAGATTCTAGAAATGTTCATGACATATCTGATATCGTTAGAGATCAAGATGTACAACTTTCAATGACCATAGATGATGCTATTACCGCTGAACTAAGTAGAGAACTTAGAGATTCTTCTAACTCTATAGAAGAGTTGATGCCATCAGAACAACGTGAGTTAACGCTTAGCTTGTATAATCTGGTAGCAAAAGACCTTTCAGATGCTGAAGAATCTATGTCTAGAAATAAGGTTGACGAGATTATTAAAGATCATCTTTCAAAAATTATTGATGGTGTTGCTGGCATAGTAGAAGACAATCGTTTGAAACTTGAAACCTTAGTAGAGGAACATCCTGAAGTACAACCTCTTCTTGAAGACTATAATACTTTAGTTAATAAGATGGATGCTGTAACAGGACATGATGATATTATAATTGCTGACGTAAAAGAACAATTAAAGAGTAAGAACTTCATAAAGAAGGAAAATGAATCTTTTGATGTTGATCCTGAGAATCTTAATGCTAAACAGACTGCAAGTTTTAATATAAGAAAGTTGATGTCTGCTACTTATGATCTTGAAAAAGATGGTAGCTTTAAAGACGGTTTTTTAGGTACACAAAAATTCTTAGAAGCTGATGAAGTATTTGACAGAGTTAGTTCTTTACTTGCTGATAAACCTGCAAGCTTTGATACTTTCATAAAAATACTCAAAGCTGCACGAGGCCCATATCCTTGGTTATACTCTGAAAAGAATTATGATCTTGTTAGTAGACTTGAAAAACTACAGAAAGAAGATCACAAGACCGCCAACGAGTTTACTTCTCTTATGAGTAAACATCAGTTAACAATGAAGAGTCCTTTGTACAGTGTCAATAAGAATGGGATTCGCTTTAATATGGCGGATACTAATTCTCATACCAATACACGAAAAATGGTTAAAGATTGGATAGACAATCTTAAAGGTACTGTTGATGAAGAAGGTCTTGTTAAAGAAGTTAAAGAACTTGACTATTATGTATTCAATCCAGAAAGAGTTAAAGTTGTATATGATAATCTTGTAGCACTTCAGAATCTTGCTCGTAGTCCTTTAGAATTTGCAAAAGTTGATGGTAGGAAGCTAAAGGAAGTAATGGATAGCACAGGCATATTGTTATCTGAAGATTTACTTGATGTATGGGTTAATTATGGTCTTACTAATAAAGATGGTTCTCGTACACAACTTGTGGATGCTATTAATAGCACAGATTTTATATTTGATAATTTAGTTAGAGAGTATAAAAAAATTCTTGATGCAGATGCTGTAGGTAAAAAAGTAGTTTTGTCAGAAGGTAAACTTGTTAAAAATACTGTTATTGTTAATTCAGAATCTGTAGCTTATGGTAAAGTAATGTATGAGGCAGCAGAGGAAAATGCTAAATATGTTACTGCTAGAATGGTTACTTCTTGGAGGGATGGTAAGAAGAATGTTTATGGATTCATGCAACATACATTTACAACCAATAGGGTTAATGATCTTAAGAACTGTGTAGATGATAAAGGTGAGTTTATTGGTGTAGCTAGAGACATTAATGAATCTTATTTCAACAGTAATTCTCAAACGCTTGCTTTATTAGCTAGTAGTTCTGATTTTAGAAACAGATATAAAGTGTCGTCTCTGTCTAAGACTGCTATTAAGAAGTTGGGTGCTGCTGTATTTGGTGACAAACAGATATCTAAGCTTGGTGGTGGAGATCATGAACTTGCTAAGATGATTGCGTTTGGTGATATGGTACAAAGTCCTATAGCTAATTCAACTGTTAACATTGGTAATCTTCCTTTAAAAAGAAGAATGGCTAGCATGTTTGGTTTAACTATGAGTGATAAATCACAGTTGTACGTGTTTGATACTGCTGTATATATGTTTAAGAATGAACACTATGATGTTACAGAAATTAAAAATGCTAACTATAATGAAGAAGATTATCAAGAGTTTGGTATTGGTGTTAGTAAAACAATAGCACCTAAGCAAGAAGTTTTAGATTTATTATATACTCATGTGGTACAAGCAGAACTTACTAGAATTAGTAATCATTTTGGCAAAGAAGACATTAATCTTAAAGGTTACAATCCTGACTTTGCATATTTGGTTCCTAGACTTAACGTTGCAAAATTAGAAGATGGTAGAAGTCTTATAGAACTTGTACGTAATAGTAATGGTAATCTTGCTTCTATAGAAAAGGAGATTAGACCTACTATAGATAAGGAGATGTTAGAACTTGTCAAAAGTCTTGCATATAAGAAGCTTAAAGAATGGCATGAACTTGGTATTATTAATGAAGAGGGTAAACTTCTTCATGATAATAGTTATATGAAAAGTATGTTTGGCAATGCTACAAAAGATTTGCAACATCAATATGCTGTTCATGATTATGTATTAAACTACATGTTGCACAATGTCGATATGTATAAGTTATATGGAGGAGACCCTGCTGCTTATTATAAGAATAGTTCGGTTAAAGGTGTTGATTTAAAGGACTATACTAATCAGAATGTCTTTGATGTTATAAGAGATACTATGGTTAACGTAGGTAAGAGGTTAGCTAGTCAGGCAGCTCCAGGTGAAGGTTCTGCTAACTCTGATGACAATCATTACATTCAAATCTTCGGCAAAGATAAGGAGATTGTTGAAGGTAAAGTTTATCAAGAAGTGTTGCAGAAGCATGGTCAAGTTATTGCTGATGGTTTCAGAAATATAACTGCTACGGATGCCCAAGAGTATATGACATGGAAAGAGTTTTTATATATGATGGAAGCTAGTGGTAAACTTGAAGATGTTCTTAAAGATTTTACTGTTTCAGAACTGGTAGAAGCTAAGAAGTTAAGACAAACTAAAAACTCTGAACTTACTGAAAGACAAAAGTTCTTATTAAAGAAAGTATATCAAACTGTCCAGAAACCTGTATATACTGGTCAACAGTATGATACTGAAAACAGAATGATGGTTCCTATATATATAAAATCTTCAGCTTTTCCATTGTTTGAGGAGTTTACTGGTGGTATGGAACTTGACAAGTTACGTAAAGTAATGGAGCATATAGAAGATGTAGAAACTGAGAAAGGTAATAATACTACAGTTAGATTCTCATATGATAGTGCTAATAAGGTAGGAGGTGTAAAAAATTCAGCTAGTATTTTTGCTCATGATGGTACTATAAACGTTGATGGTAAAGGTGTAGATGTTGATGGTAAACCTACATCTGATCTATATAATAACTATGATAAACATACTCGTACACTAGATAGATCAAGTTTTAGAATACAGCAGCCTATACCTGTAAAATCTGCTAAGCATGATTATCAAGATAGTATTACTAGAGGTACTCAGATATCTAAGCTATTGTTATCTGCTGGTGCTATCAATTTTAAGTTTAACACTTCTGAAGGTGTTAAGACTGGTTTACAGATGTATAATGAACATATGCAAATTTACAAAGAACTTGTAGCACATAAGCTTTCTGAACTTAAGAAAGAACTTATGATTGATGATGCCGGTAATTTCTTACCTGAAACTAAGATAGAAGCTGCTACAAAACTTGCTAAAATATTACAAGATGAAGCTATAGAGAATAACTATAGCAAACAGGACAAAGAAAGTTTAGCTCTTGATAACGATGGTAATTTTGTCAGTCCTATATGGATTCTTTCTAATTCTGATAAGGTCGAAGCCCTGCTACATTCAATTGTTTCCGACAGGCTTACCAATGTTAAAATGCCTGGATTTTCTTACGTGGTGGGCTCTGAAGCAGGTTTCCAAAGACAAAAAAATTATAAAGGTCATGACAAATCCCGAATGGTTTGGATAAATGGCCCTCTTACTGATGAAGAAGGTAATCCTAGATCATTAGCACATGATGAAGTATTTTTACAACCTAAGTTTAGAGGTTGGGATGGTAAGCTTATTAATTTATTAGAAGATGTAGTAAGGAATGGTAATGGTGAAATAGTTAGAGATGAGAATGGTAAACCTGCAAGATATGTACAAAAGATAACAGAGAAAGGTGGTGCTAGTCATTACAAGTTGAATACTCAGTATATTGATGAAGATTTGTTAAATACAATATCCTTTCGTATACCTACATCTAAACATGCATCTATATCTACAGATAAGATAGTAGGTCTTCTACCTCCTGAAGCTGGAGATTTGATGATTGTATCTGCTGGTAAAGCCAATCAGAAAGGTCTTGACTATGATGTAGATAAAGAAAATACTTATCAATATCATACATCTATAGATGCTGAAGGTAAGATTATAAAAACTACAGCAAAAGAAGATGGTAGTAACAATCAAGAAATGATCTTGAACAAGTTGGTTGACATGCACAAACAAATCATGTCAAACGAAAAAGTTCAGAAGAAGACTCTTGAAGTTCTATCAACTGAATATGCTATGTCTCAAAAAGCTGCTCTTGAGAAGATCACTGGTAAATATGATATTAATGATACACCAATTAGCGACATGTATCAGAAGGATAAATTGTTAAAAGGTGCTGTAGGTAAATCTGCTATTGGTGCTTTCGCTTTAGATACAGTCTTACAACCTGAACTTGAAAAGTTATTTGCTGATAACAAAGCTTTACAGTTGATGACAACTATAACAGATGTAGATAGAGATGGTAAAGAAGTTACAAAAATTGTTCCTCATAATATCACAATAGGAGAATTTAAAGCTAGCAAGTTAGGACGTACTAAAACACTTGACGGTGCTAGAGACATAGCAGAAGTAACATCTGAGATGCTTGATACAGCTACTGATAACGAGAAGTTACAGTTCTTAGGTGCTGTTAACTTTAATAACTATACAATACCTGTTATTAAAATGCTCAACTTTTTGGGATTTGATAAAGGTACTGAAGTTGATGGTATTAGTAGCATTAAAGTTTTAATGATGCAACAACCTGTCATAAAAGAATATGTAAGAATGTCAAACGTTCTTGATAGTAATACTGGTGACTATGTTGCTAAAGAAAATAGAGATATGTATATCATGACTTCTATGATTAGGAAATATGGTATTAAAGAAGAAGACTTTGTAAATCTTCCTAATGGTAGCAAGCTTATCAACAAAGCTTTTGTAGATCAGATAAAGAAAGATGTCAATGGTGAAGAGATAGACCCTCTGTTTCAATTAAAAGTGTTACAGACATTTATTACACTTAAAGATTATGCTACTTCAATACAAGAAGTACAGACTAGTACTAATAAAGATTCTAAAGGTTTAGGTATTAGTTACTTTGACACGATTTTCGATAGTCAGAAGATTGCTGAGATATATAAAAAAGAAGGGTCTATTAAAAATATATCTAAACTTGTAGGAAGATATTCTTTTGACAATAGCGAGGGTGCTGTAAATACTGCGGGCATGTATATCACACCTGAAACTATATCAAGTATGTTTTCTGTTCATGCTCTGGGAATGGCTAAGGCTTTATGGGGTAGACATTTTCCTTATGAAAGCACTCTTATTAGTAGAATATTGTTTAAATTATTTAGTGGAGATGTTAATACCGATAATGCTAGAGATGTTGTTGACGAATTAAAGAAGTTTATGTATAGTGATAATAGTTTGAAATTGTCAAAGACTACTGCACAGGCAGAAAGAGAACGTCTTGCTATAGATAAAGTAATTGATGATAAAATCATTAAAGAGTCACTTGCTAGCTATATTAAGAGGGTTCGTTTAAAATTGAACAATGTCTTATTAAATGCATTAGATTTTGATATTAACCCTGGACAGAATAAACTACAGTACTCTACTATCAAATTTACTAGTACACAAGACGATGCTTACTCAGAAGAAGATTACTATAAAGCACATACAGAACTGTTAAGAAGTAAGATTGCTTTACCTGATTTTAATGGTGAGAAATATGATACTACAAAGTTGGGTAAAGATTTGTTTAGATATGCATACCTTCAAGGTGGTGTGCAGAAAGCCAATGAGTTTGTAAAATATATGTCTCTTACTTATGCTAAGGCTATCGGATTTACTGATAGCCTTAGAGATATGAGTGATGCGATGAAAACTAATGGTGATACAAAGAATACTGATTATCAACTTAAGTTATCTAATACATTCTTAGATCAATTGTTTAGACATAATCCTGAGTATGGTCTTAATATTAAGCAAGATACTCTTGTTAAGATATTAGCTAAAGGTTTTCAGATGAGAGATAGTAATATTAAACTTACTGCTGAACTAAAAGAAGATAGATTCTATGTCAGATATTCTGAAAAGAATGAAGTTACAAAGAAGTATGATACGCATGAATACCTGTATATAAGAGTTCCAGTAAGCGATCGTGATTATAAGAGGGTTAGCAAACTTGGAGATGTTGGCATGACTGAATATGATGCTAACAATAGTGACTATTATCCTAGTAATGTTACTGATAATGAAGCTACTTTTAAGGATGCAAGGAATAAGCTTGGCTTGCTGACTAGCACTGCTAAAAAAATATCTCCTTCTTCTGATAAAAAGGATGCTAATAGAACTCCTATAGCTAATCTTAGTATGAAGGTTACTATTGATGCTTTACTTAAACATAATGATGTTAGTAAAGGTAATAAATTCTTGTTCAATCTTTTTAATACTGATAGTATTGCTAAAGTTTTATCAATTATTAAGTTACAAAACAATTCTAATCTATCGACATTAGGTAAACATACCAAAGGTCTTATAGAAATTAACAATGAAAATTTAAATATAGAAAAAGACCCTAACAAATATGCAACAGTACTTCTTCATGAAATTGTACATGCATTAACAACGTATAAGATAAATAAGTATGTAACTACGAGGAGTGGAGTATTAAAACCAGCTAAAGTGTTTGATGCTTCAGCACCTGCATACATACATGATTTAGTTAAAACGTTCAATGATATTAAAGCTAGATTGATCGAAGCTGGAAAGGGTGATCTTTTGAAGAGTATGGAAACTAAAATATTAGCTGCACAAAGAGCTAATAGTACGGAACCTACAAGTCTTTCTCATGAAGAAGGTCTTGTTTATGGTATATATGATTTACATGAGTTTGTAGCCAAAGTACTTACAGACCCTGAGTTTCAGAGAGTTCTTAATGGTATCAAGTTAAAAGACAGAACCCTTCTTGATAGGTTTGGAGACTTTATTACTAAGATACTTTCTTCATTTGGCGTTAGTGAGTTTAAGAATCCTAGTCCTATACTTAGAGAAGCTATTCAGAACTCTATAAGGTTGATTACTGATGATAAAGATATACCTACGATAGCTCCTGAAGTAAAACCTGCTGTACAGAATAAAGTTGCTATCAAGAATGTTATTGATGAAAGTAATAGAGTTCTTAATGAAACACTTAGTGACAATAATAAATTGAAGAAAGGTTATGAAAAAGTTCGTATACCAATTGGAGATAATGAATATGCAATTATTAATGCTAAAACTATAACGTTTGATGGGTTTCCAGACTTTGAATTTATAATACATAATAATATTAATGGTAAAGCATGGATAGTTGGAGAGAAACGTACTGGAAGGGCACTATTCCAAGTTCCAAGTAGTACCCAAAAAAAAGCTATTGCTGATGCTGAGAAAATATTAAATGGAGTGGGTATTGAAAAGTTTAAAGAAGCTTTGTCTAAAAGTGATATTGTTAACAAGCCAACTACAGAACCAGTAGTAGAACCTAAGAAATCTAATACTCCTACTAACATAGCAGATAAAGCTGGTAAAGATTTTGTTGATAGTGCTGATAAATTTGATAATATGTTTACTAGCGGAAATTTTGAGATGCCTATAAAAAATGAGTTATGGAAATCTAACGAAGAAAAGCTATCTTCTTCATATCCAACTCTTACTATGGAGCAGTTCAATAGTGAGAATGCTGACATACAGCAGAAACTAATAGATTGTGCATAATATGACAACACCAGAGTTCGTATCAAGCCTTATGGCAGCAAGAATAGATATGCATATAGCACATCTACAGACAAAGAAGTATTCTCAACATATGGCTTTAGACGGTTTCTATAATGATATTGTAGGACTAACCGATACATTTGTTGAGTCTTATCAAGGCATGTACTCTTTGATTAAAGGTTATAAGATTGAATTCTCTGAAGGTGTTGACCCACTTAAATATCTTCAGAACTTAATGTCGGAATATACTATACATAGAACTACTTATACTGATGGTTATCTTCAACAGATTATAGACGATATCATTCAGTTGATTGCACAAACTGTATATAAACTTAAATATCTTACTACTTAATGGCACATTGTATCAACGTTAATCATCAGGATGTACAAAACTTAGCTGAAGAGTTAAGTCTACATCCTGCTATTGTAGCTGCTAAGATAGCTGTATGGCAAGAGAAACCTGGAAATAAGAAAACTGATTGGCCTACTAAAGAACAACTTCAACAGTTGTCACTACCACCAAAAGAGAAATTGCATGAGAGGCAGAATTCTGTAAATGAATTAAATGCTACTACCTTTCCTCACATAAAGGATGTCAATGGTAACTCTGTATTTAGTCAGACATATAAAACCATGATGAACTATTCAACTAATAAAGAAGAGTTGGACAACATGTATAGATATACTCAGTCTGAGAAGTTTAAAGCTTGGAATGCTATTACAGATGTTAATGGTGAACCTATTATTGGCTTCATAGAAGACAGACCTGTATTTATGAATCATGCTAATGAAGTAATGAATATATTCCCACAAGATAGAACTGTTAACATCATAACTACAGATAGTGTTCTTAGTAATTTATCTGAAGTAGGTCTTATTGATGAAAAGAATAATGTTGATACTGCTGATATTGAAAGAGTTGTAGAACTTAATGAACAGTATAAAGAGATGTATAGTTTCAAACACCCTCTTTTATATGTATCTAAAGTAGGTGATAATAACAGAGTTATTGTTGATAGAGGTATGTTAGCTGAAATAAATAGACAGATAATTAACGATTCGCACATATCATTAGAAATGGAAGTTGGTGATGAGCTTACAGATGATAGCAATTATGAAGAGATGGGTAATAAAGAAAAGACTTTTGCAGAAAAGTTTTTAGACTTTAAAAGAGAACGTAGAACTAATCTGTTTGAAAGGTTGAAAACTAATGAGAACAATCTTGCTCGTAAACATACAGATCAAGAAGCTTTCGATTTAGGTGTACAGAAACAAGCAATATTACATGAACTTTATGGCAATGTTGCAACTGATACTAAAGGTCTTGTTAGTGAAGTCAAAGAACTTACAAAACTTATTACTGGTAATGAAAAAGACATGTATGTTTCAGCTCTTGATAGTTTTGGTGCTAGAGATATCAACAGACTGGAATCTTTGATAAATGCTGGTGACAGAGACTCTCTTGATGAAGCTGTGATGTTAAGTAAGTTCTATAAAAACTTTACAAGTTTGACATCGGACAACTATGTTATATCACCTAATGAAAGAGGAAACTTATCTACTGAAGATACCGACTTGTTAGCATCGTGGATGACTAGAGTTAACGATCTAGATATGATGTTGACTAATGCACTGAGAGAAAACATGTATGAATTTATAGCTAGTAGACCTTCTGTAATGTCTATGTATGGTGCTAAACTATCAAAAGAAGAAGTTGCTAGAATTACAGGAAAAGACGGATTGAAAGATGCTTCTGTTATAGATATGTTCTTTATGGATGCTTCTAATGGTATCTTTTCACATAATGGCATCATACCTCAGATAATGATGTTGGAGCTTGAGAACTCTATGAGTAGAACTCTTGCTACAACTAAACATATTGAAGAAAAGATTACTGAATTACTACCAAATGTAGAAAAGCTCCTACATTCTTTGGATGGTGGTAGTCATAAGTTTAGGGCAGGAGGTGGAGTCTCGTTTGATATGTTTCGTAGAAAGAACAAAGCTGGTAACAAGACTGGTGAAATTATAGGTAGATTCTCTGATGAATGGGATGATGTAGTGGCTAGACAAAAACATTCATTTATGAACAGTAAGAATGGTTCTGATAATAGTGAGATACTTGCAGGAAACTTTAATCCTATAGAGAAGACTAAAGCTCTTGAAGAAGCTCGTAGGGAATGGTATAAGAAACATGCTACTATTATTAATCCTATGGCAATAAAAGAGCTTGTTGATTATGTAGCTGAACATCCATTACTCAAAAATATGGGTTGGGAAGCTAAAGAAGAACTTTCTACAGCTAAAGACTTAGGTGTAACAGATATTCATTACAACGACATCATAGAGGAATATAAACAAAAGTTTGAAGCATATGCTAATGATTATAGATGTCAAAAGCAAATGTTGTTAGGAGATGTAGAAGGTGAATTAAACAGTCTACAAAAACTTAAACTATCTTCATGGGAAAAAGAACATTCACCTATCTACGGTTTTGAGAACTGGAATGAAGAAAGTTTAGAAGGTGATAGGTATAGTTATAGATCACAATATGGTGATAATGTTACTATCTATAATGATTTTGAAAATAATGTAATTATACCTAAGAAAATAGTTGATGAGAAAGAGTCTGGTTATTGGGATGATAACTATGCTACTTTTGAACAGCATCCAGAATTACATGAAATGAGAAACCTTCTTAATGAACTCTCAGAGTATATCAATACAGCTACAGGAGAGAGAGGTTTACTTACAGACAAAAAGAAGTTATGGGAAATATTGTTTGATAATAGCGATGCTACTTTTGTAGCTAGAATGCATCAAGTATGGAATAGAATATGGGACTCTGTAAAAGAAGCAATATCTATTATAGAAGGTAGTGAAGTTACAGGTGCTAATCTAGATGCTGATAGAAAGATAGTACCTATGGTGAATCATCAGATTGTTGGTAATAACAGTTTGATATCTAAGAAGTTTTTAATGGAGAAAATACGACTTAATAAGATGTTGGATGAACATAGTCAGATAGATAACTATTATTCTATTTTAAATATTAACAATCTATCTGATAATGCTTTAAGACTTATAGCAAGTTATCTTAATATTAAGTCTAATGATGCAGATGTTATTCGTGAAGAGATTGGTAAAGTTGTAAAAGTTGATGATGGTTTTATACCAATAGGAAAGATTATAAGAAATAGTGTTGCTAATGAAGTTATTGAACAGAGTTCTACTAATATTCCTAGAACACTTGTAGCGTATGCACACTTAGCTGCTGAGTATAATGCTAGACAAGAGGTGAAACCTATTATTGATTCTTTATTGAGTTATTATAAAGATATCAAAAATCTTAAGACTAATAATGTCAACTCACCTTTAACAAAAGATGCTCTGCCTATATATGATGGCGATAGAATTAATGCTAATAAGCAAATGGATAGTTGGTACAATAGAAATGTACTTGCTAATCATGATGAACAAAAATTCGGTAACATTGCTAAAATATACACAGAAGATGATAAGCAGATGGATAAAGAATTATCTAACTTACTTATAGGTGCTAATGAAGGAGATGCAGAAAGATTGTTAAAGATGAAAGGTGAACTTGGTAGAGATTGGTATGCTTCTCAATCAGTTCTTGCTTTATATAGAGCAATAAGACTTAAGACTTTAGGATGGAACGTATCATCTGCTGTAAGTAACTTAATGGATGGTTGGATATCTAATGAGGTATTTGCTTCACAGACTGATTTATTTACTCATGCTGACTGGTATAGAGCTAGTGGTAATATTGTTCAGAAGGCTATGGTTGCATGGAACTCTAAAGAAGCTACTCAGTTAAAAGCTTTGATGGAGAGATATGATATTGAGTTCAACTCTAGAAATGAATTTCAGAAGCAAGAAGATAAAATGCCATTATCTAAGTTAAATTTGTTGACACCTTACAACTTATCTAACACTAAAGTAGAGTATTATAACCAGTCACCATTAATGGTGTCTATTTTATTACATA